GACGACTTCTTCGTCTACCACGACTACATCGTCCACGACGACGGTTGCACCCACTACTTCACTGCCCCCCACAACTGTCCCCACACCAGCTGCAAAACCAACAGTCCCGCCACCCCCACCAGAAGGGGCAACCGAAGAAGAAAAAGAGGTCTTCGAGGAAGAGGTCGATATCTTCGGAGATGAGTTTGCCGAACAGTATCCTGACTATGTTCCAGCCGGTAGCACCGTCACCGTCGAGACTCGCCAGACACTCGTCGCTGCAACTGCTACAATAGTGTCTGCCGTTCCAACCGTCCCAGCTCGCCGGAGGACCCGACGATGAAACATTATTTTGTCCTCGCCTGCGAGACTGCGGTCATGGTAGGCGGTTTGTTGCTCGTGATTATTACGCTGTCCGGCCAGACCCAGGACTACGCGATTGGTATTTCTGTTGCTAGTGTAATCTTCTACGTTCTATCCCAGATATTCCCACCAAAGGAAGACAAATGATCGCAATAGTAGCCAAGCGACTCGTCGCAACTTTTATCGCCGCAGGCGTACCTAACGTTCTCGCAGGAGCCATCGTCGATGTCGCAGTGTGGAAGTCCGCTGTCATGGCCGGAGCTATCGCAGCTCTCGGTGCAGTTCAGACTCTTGCCACCGCATACAAAGCTGACGGCGAACTGACTAACGAGGACGTTGAGTCAGCATTCAAGAACTAATTTGTCATGCCGACATGGTTGATGATTCTGCTGGCGGTCATCGCCCCTGGTGGAATTATCACTGTCGTTCTCGAGAGATTTCGTCGCCAAAACAATCGCGACCATGCCACGAACTTGTTTCTGTTACGCAAGATCGACAAGAGAGTTGAGCGGCTCGACGACCGTTTAGACGATCACATGGAGTGGCACGCACACAAGCAGTGATGGTGTACAATCTCATGTCCCATGATGACACCAAATGAGATCCTTGACATACATTCGTACATGACTAGAATCGTTCCCAGAGGCCAAGATGAAGCCAATCATCTAGCGCATCTCATCACCCGACTTGAACGGGAGGGGAACACAAATGGGATTAGCCGAAGCACTAAAGCAGGTGCCCGAAAATAAACCGACAGGACCACTGTGCGGTGTCGCGACGCTACGAGAGCAGCTTACTGGGGAAGACCTTGACGCTTTCAACACTGCGATTGAAATGGTGTATAGCCAGCCTCGGGGTGTGCGTTCTGAACGGGAGCATGGTGCGACCGCTGTGTGGTTAGCGAACACGCTGACCGAGAACGGCTACACGATTCATAAGAGCACGTTGCAACGTCATATTCGTGGGGGGTGTGCTTGTGGCATTATCTGACGATTTGAAATCCCCGCCTCCACCGAAGAAAGAAGTGTTGGGCAAGATCGCTCATCTGTTGGAGCGCAACGGTATTGACGTTGATGAGGTCGGCAAGGTCAGTCGCGTAAATATTTGGCAGGGTTTCTACAAGGACGACATGGGCGAAGCCCACACGGTTGACATGGCTGGCCTGTCATTTTCGCCAGCATGGGAGGAAGGACCCGACTGGGACCCGGTGTCGCAGGCACCGCCCGTCAAATGCTCTGTAAGGCCGGTCAAAGGGCTTCAGAAGCCTGAAGGGTGGCAGACCGCTGTGATTGTGCCTGACGCACAGATCGGTTATTACAGGGACGCTGACGGCGAGCTTGTTTCTACGCATGACGAGGACGCAATAAGCCTGTGCATGTCCATGATTCGTGACCTGAACCCTGAAGTGGTGGTGTGTGTTGGCGACATGCTCGACGCTCCAGAGTTCGGCAAGTACCGCACCTCACCAGCTTTTGCTCTCACCACCCAAGCGTCCATCGACCGTGCAGCTACGTTCGCTGCCGAGTTGCGAGCTTGCGCGCCTGACGCAGAAATCGTGTGGCTTGCTGGCAACCACGAAGAAAGGATCACCAATGCGGCACTCGACAACCTTAAAGCGGCGTTCGGCCTCAAACGTGGCAACGACACTCACGGGCTACCTGTTCTTAGCGTACCTTTTCTTTGCCGTTTTGATGATGCCGATATTCGTTATGTTCCAGGGTATCCAGCGGGGTGCCATTGGCTTAACGAAAAACTCAAGATCATTCACGGCAACCGTGTCAAATCGAATGGCTCAACGGCTCATGCGTACCTTGCGAACGAGAAATGTTCAGTCATCTACGGGCACATCCACCGCAGGGAATGGGCAGAAAGAACTCGGAATGATTACGACGGGGCTAAAACTATCATGGCCGCAACCCCTGGCTGCCTCGCGAAGACGAACGGAGCTGTCCCTTCGACGCGCGGCGGGCACGATCTCGATGGTCGCCCGCTCATCAGCGAAGGATTAGAAGACTGGCAACAAGGCGTAGGCATCGTCACGTTCGAACCCGGTGACGGCAACTTCTTTTACGAACAGATACCCATTCATGATGGGCAGGCATGGTTCCGTGGCAAGTTGTACAATGTCTGAATGGCACCTCCAAAGGTAAAAAACCCTAAAAAGTCTGCTGCGAACTACCGCAAAAACTCTGCCTCTCGAGCGAAAAAAGCTGAGTACGACAAGAAGTACCACAGCACCAGTAGCCGCAAGTCGTATCGTGCCGAGCTGCAAGCTGAACGACGTAAGCGTGGGGTTGCAGGCAAGGGTGGCAAAGATATGTCGCACACCAAGTCCGGCAAAATTGTTGCTGAAAATGCCAGCAAGAATCGTGCCCGTAACAGAGGCAAAAAATAATGTTGTTGACCTGCCGTGCCTGTGGCGAGGTGTGGCCTTCGAGCTCCGGTCGGCGGTGCCGTGAATGTGATAAACATGGTGAACCGTACGATGCGGAGGACGAATGAGCGAAATCTACGACGAAGATGACACATGGCCGCTCGTTGTTTGCCAGTGGAAAGACGCACACGCAGGCGGGGACAGTAGCTGGACTGATGTCGCCACTTACAAACCTGAAGAAGTCCATGTGTTGAGCACCGGATGGGTGTGGCCCAAATGCCTAGATGGTCACCTTACGTTGGTTAGTTCGGTAATCGGGGAGCCCGTCGACCCATCGACGGTGGGCGATATTTTGCATATTTGTTGGGAGAATATTATTGCCGTGTACAGCCTCACGATGAACGTCCCCGTAAATTGGATGACCGAAGAATTTTAGTTGCAAACTGTCACACCCCTCGTGTAGAAAGGTCACAGATCGCTACACGAAGGGGAACCAATGCGACGCAAAACCATACCGAAACCCAAACACGGCTCAACCGAGTGGTTACGGCTACGTCAACGTGACGAAACCGGATACCCAGTGGTGTCAGCTAGCGAAGCCGCAGCTGTGCATTCCGAGCATCGTTACAAAACCAAGTATGCGTTAGCAGCAGAAAAGCTTGCGGACGAACCCGAGGTCACCGAAACGAACAGAGCGATGGAGCGAGGCACACGGCTCGAGCCAGTAATCCTGCAATGGGTGTCAGACGAAATCGCTGAAGAAGTGTACGCACCAGAAGTCATGTACAGCGTCACCAGCGGAGGCGCATCACTTATCGCCACACTTGATGGCATTGTCGGCCCACAGGACGACCCGAAACGAGTTGTCGAAATAAAAACGTACAACCGCCAGTGGGATGAAAACGCAGACATAGACGGCAGAGGCCCACTACCGAGCTATTGGTTTTGGCAAGGCGTACACCAAGCCGCTTGTGCAGGTGTCGACGAAGTGTTATGGGGCATCTTCGACAGCACCCTCGACCTGCACCTGTACACCCAGAAAATGGACAGCAGCATCATCGGCAAGCATGTCGGGCGGGTGTCAGATTTCTGTCGGCACATTGCTTCAGGCAACATCCCGTCAGAATGGGAACACACTTACGAAGACCTCGCCAAATCATTACCTGTCAACGACAACACTTGCGAGATTGACGATCATCTCAATCTGCTGTCTCAATTGCGTCAAGTGCAAGGACAGAAAAAACAGTTGTCAGATTTGGAAGACGAGCTGAAAGCCGAAATCGCTTTAGCTTTGGACGGGGCAACTACCGGCACGATCGACGGCAACGTCGCTGTCACTTGGAAACAGCAGTCCAGGGCAGGCTTTGACCAAAAAAGGTTTGCTTCCGAGCATCCCGAGCTCTATAGTCAATACAAGACCAGCAACACTTTCCGTGTGTTGCGGCTGAAAGAAAGGTAAAACATGGATGAACCAAACGCAGAAAAACTACGTCTTGTCTTAGACAAGTACGCAGTCCCCGATCGTAAGATTGTCGGCAAGCTCCCTCGAGGCAACATTCAGCTTGATTACGTCGGTCACGCCGAAATCACACGCATCTTGACTGAAATCGATCCTCTCTGGAAACTCGAACCACTCAAGATTGACGACGATGGCCTGCCCGCTTGCCGTGTGGAGAACGGGATGGCGCACATGATGGGCGCACTCACCTTGTTGGGTCACACCCGTCTAGGTGTTGGCTCTGCACCACACAACAAGCAGGACCTGTTCAAAGAGTTGTGGTCAGACTTGATCCGCAACACGGCCATGAGGTTTGGCATCTGCGTTTCGTTGTGGTCAAAGGAAGAGTGGGGTGGCGAGTCTGATGTCGCACCAGCACCAAAGAAAAAAGCTGCTGCCAAAAAAGCGGCACCGGAACCCAAACCAGTGGCCGACGACGAACTTGCCGACCCCACAGTCATTCAAAACTTCATCAACGCATGCAAAGGCGCAGGGCTCGATGCGACAGAAGTCTGCCGACACGCAGACGTACCAGTCGACGATGTAATGGACCTTGATGCCCCCACAGCAACATTTGCAGACCTTGACCGTCTGCGCTCATCATTTAAGGAGCTCATCTCACAATGAACAACATCACAGTCACAGGCAACGTTGGACGCGACCCCGAACTCAAATACGCACAATCCGGCACCGCCGTCCTCAAGTTCTCTGTTGCAGACACCAGCGGACGAGACGAAAACAAAAAAACCCAATGGTGGAACATCGTCTGCTTCGGTGACCTCGGAGAAAACGTCGCTGCAAGCATCAACAAAGGCACCCGTGTGCAAGTCATCGGCAAAGTACAAAAAGAAAAGTACACAGGCAACGACGGCATCGAAAAAGAACGAGTCGAAGTCCTCGCAGATGACGTAGGCATCTCACTCCGCTGGCAACCAGCAGGAACCAGCGTTACCCGTGAAACACCGCAGGAGCTTGCAACAGAAGCACCGTTCTAATGGCGCGACCCGTAAAAAAGGTACAATGGGCATGCCGCACTTGCGGTCAGACGCTCACCACATATCGCCCGCTGCTTGCCCCTCCCATGCACTCGTGTGGGGCGGGCAAGCGACGCAAAACGATGGAGGAAGTAGATGAGCCGCAACAAACAAAAGGGCACAGCATTTGAAACGCTGGTCGTGCGATGGCTTGCCGAAAACGGATTCCCGTACGCTGAAAGACGCGCTCTTGCGGGCACCAACGATTTGGGCGATGTCACAGGCACCCCAGGACTCGTTTGGGAATGCAAAAACCACAAACAGCTCGCATTCTCGGAATGGCTGGAAGAAGCTGATCTGGAACGTGCTAATGCTTCTGCTGATTATGGCATCGTTGTAGCTAAACGCCGTGGCAAAGGCGACGCAGGCGACCAATACGCTGTCATGCGCCTCGAAGATCTAGCCCGATTACTTAAAGACGCTGGCTACTGATGAAACTCATCGGGTGGGTGCTCTTTATCGTCATAGCAGTAGTCGGGCAGAACGCAACTACTGAAGCCCCAATGGAGGTCCTTTCTCCTACCTCCACAATGGCCTCAGACCCCCCTAGATTGCGTTCTAAGCCGCTCAGAGTCACAACCACCACAACGACCGCCCCAACAACCACCAGCACCACCACAACGACCACAACCGTACCGATACCCGGCATCGAAACCGCACGCTACCCAGACCTGTGGCTAGCTGCCATCGAGGTCGGATGGCCCACCGAATGGCTACCAACCCTCGACGAAATCATGTACCGAGAAAGCCGAGGCCGAACCGGACTCACCGGCAACGGAGCTGTAGGTTTAACCCAAGTCCAATGGTCGGTCTGGCACGAAACCGCCACCAACCTCGGATACACCAAACAACAAGTGCGAGATGAAGTCGCACCCAACCTCACCGTCGCTCTAACCATCGCGTACACAGCTATCGACTACTACGACAGATGGTGCCAACCGTGGTACATGAGCCTAAAAACACCTAGCAAATACTGTTAATGAACCAACGCAACCCACTCAGCCTCCCAATATCAGCAATCCCATACGACCCAAACGAAGCCAAATGGAGAAACAAAGCCAACTGCCGAAACACACCAGTTGACGTATTCTTCCCCGACAAAGGCGCAACAAAACAAAAAGTCCAGATCGCCAAAGCAATATGCAACGAATGCACAGTCGCACAACAATGCGCCGACTGGTCACTCCAATTCTCCGAACGAGCTCTCCTCGGCATTTGGGGCGGCATGACAGGAAAAGACAGGCGCATAGCCCGCCGAAAACTAGGGTTATCCGACGATGACACCCGAATGGATGACTGAAGCCGCCTGCAAAGGCGCAGACCCCGACTGGTTCCACCCACCAGACGGCTTCCCATCCTTAAAAGAATACGGACTCGCACTCTGCAAACAATGCCCCGTCACCCAACAATGCCTCGACTACGCAATGTCATTCAAACTCATCGAAGACCAATACGGCATCTACGGAGGCACCACACCAATCCAACGACAACACCTCCGCAACGGAACCACCCACATTCGCAGACGACCAGGACCAAAACCACAAACACTCACAGGACTACACAATGAAACTTGAATTCGAAGAATGGGCCAAATACGGATGGGAACACGGCTGGTGCTCACCACCACTCTGCCAAACGTGCGACGGCCTACCAATGACCCTCCAAGAAGAA